AATCCCAGTGGATCATCCGGCACGCCACCCGCCGACACAGGGTTGTGATCGTACTGCGGACCTGCGTAACTCTCGTTCTGGGGGGCTAGGAGAACGAAACGCTGGTCATCTTTGAACGGTGCCCGATCTACTAGGCCGTGCTCGTCATCCTGCATCGTTGCCTTTCTTTGGTGAATGGGAGGGGTTTACAAGGCCCCTCCCGGTTAAAAACTACTTCCGCGTGTGTTTGCGGCCACGCCGCCCACCTCGCTTGGATTGAGCCTCAAAACGGTCAATCATAGGATGCTCCTTTCCGACGTTGCCACGGACGCCTTTCGGCACCAGAGCACTTAGCAACGTCTACTGTCTGCCACTCTTACGCCGTCCACGCTTGCCTGAGCGTTTCATCTTCCGCTTACCGCGAGGCGTCACCGCCTCACCTACTGTCTGATCCCGCATGTCCATTGCTGGAATCGTCGATGGCACAGGGCTGTACTTCATTTCCGAATGCCTCGCTTTCCCCGCATCTTGGCCCTGCTCAATCGCTTGATCGGACCCTTGCTGGCCCCCTTATGCGGAGTGAGGCGCTGCAACATCGCCTTTTGTTCCACTTCTCCGCCGCGTCTGGCCATTTAGTGCCTCTTGCCCTTGCTGCCGCGCATGGTCTTTGAATCCTGGCGCTTGGTTTGGGTCTTCGATGCCATCCGGTGAGGTCCAAACCTTTTAATCTTGGCTGGGTTTTTAGTGCTTACGTGTCCGTGTCCACCCATTACGCCCTCGCTGCTTTCTGCTCCACGTACTCCTGCATGGTGAGAGCCTGACTCCGCATGTGCTTCAGAAACAATTCTTCATCAAAGCCGACGACGTTCTGTTTTGGCTCGAAAAATGGGGGGTAGGGCTTGCCATCGACGGCGAATTGTGCCAGCCAGTGCTCGCCGCGAGGTTCGAGATGTAGTATCTCGAAGCGGTGACCTTCTAGCTCTGGGTAGGCATCCACGACTTGAGAATCAGTGGAATACCGTAGGATGTCAAATTATAGTGTGGCGTTTGTGGAGAAATTCCTATAGAGGTATTGCGGAACTCCGACGATCCAGTGCCCTGTTTCGTCCCTGCGGATCGTATAGCCGAGTTCGATCATAAACCCATTCAGACACCAGCGACGAATGGATTCTGGGTCGCGATTGTATTCTCTGGCGATGGCCGAGATGGGCAACCAAACGAATTCTTCCTGCCTGAATGTCATCTATTTTCCACGTGGATTCCCATCATGTTAATTCCTGTCCGATTCATCGAACTGCGCCGCATTTGGTCCAAGCTAAGTTCATTCGGACTAAGTGGAACTTTATAGGGAGTGGCTAGAGTAACCATCTCAGTAAGGATGTTAGAGTCCACCCAACACTTGGTCGGCAGATACCCATGTCGCTGAAAGAACCAGTCGCACCACTGCTTATATTTTTCCATCATCGCGGCCTCTTGAGCTTGCCCATCGCGCCTAATTCGAGTTCGCGCATATTTTCTTCGGCTAACTCAGACGCCCCAGGCAAGTCAAGTGTTTCGAGCACGTACTTGGTCGGCACCATCTTAGCCTTAGCCAATGCGGACACGACAGATCGCAACGCGCCCGCACTTATCACACGAAGGCTTCCCGGATCAAGGTGCGCGTCGTACTTGTCCATAGACTCGGTATCAATCGGCTCCCAGTCGGTTTGTTTCAGTTCTCCGCGCTCCATTGCTGGAACTCTATCGGCCACGTTCTTGTAGCGGGCATCCACATAGAACACGATTTGTGCGAGGCGTTGCAGGGATTCAGAGAGGAGGCGACCCCTCAAGCGCGTCTGATAATGCGACTGCCAGAGTGTAGCGTCGAATAAATCTGGCGACACATTACCTCCCCCAGACTGCCCTTGACGGGCTTCACTGAATCCCTGCAATTCTTTTTGAAGTGCTAAGAGGTTGGCGGGCAGCGTGATCATGTGTTGCGGCAGTGCGGCGGGCTGAATAACTGTTGGCGGGTCCGAACCTTGATTGATTACCAGAACCTCTCCCGGCATCCAACCGATGGCGTTCGGGTCTAATCCGGTGTTCGCCTTGATAATGATCACACCATTGTTAAGTCGCACCACATTCTCAAAAGTCTGCGTGTATAGCCTTTCAGAAAGTTGCTGAAGGCTGCGCGATAACTTGATGGGGGGCGGTCCCCAGAAGTCGGTGATTGTAGGCATCGCTGCCACCCGGACGATTGGAAACGTTCCTCTTTCGTCGTCGGGTAGTTGAGGGCACCAGTTGTTTCCATCCGCCAATACAACATCTTCGCAGTCGGTAATCCACCTTCCGTCAGGATAAGCGTACTCAAACCGTGGGTGGACGAGCATTTTAGATATGGCTTTTGAGCCTGCATATTGATCCACCTTCTGCCGCGTGTTGTCGAATAGGAATGAGTGCCGGACCCGCACGCGGTTGTCGCGGAAGATCTTCTTGGAAGGCGATTCCCCCTGTTGACTCAAGGGAGACGCTTCGGGATACTCCATCGTGCTATCGACCGTACCGTAGGGATCGGCGTTCCCCACAGTGGCACGACCGCGAACGCGGTAGCCGTTATCGGGATACTGCCTGCGTACCTCGTCGATGTACATCCAGTCATAGAACTGGACCCATGACCAATCGGAATCAGACTTGCAGAAAGGATCAGGCAGAACCGTTTCCGGATCGCGGCATTCGAGCCACGTCATGCCCTTACCCCGGCGTGCTCCGGGAGAGAACCCTATCTGCAAATAGCCAAGGTTCGATAGCATGGCCCAAATGACAGATTCCAGAATCCGGTTGTTGTAGCAACCCTGTCTCCAGTTCGCCTGATAGTACTTTTCCCGGTCATCGTCCCGCTTGCCGTCTTTGGTGATGTAGACCTTGATCGAAGCATCCGTGATGTCGGTCGCTTCGTTCAGCACCAGAGTTTGCAGTTGTGGAATCTTTACGCGAGGGCGGAAGGATGGCCCGGACTCATCTTCCTTCAGGCAGTAGAATTCTTTGATGTCGCGGAAGTAATCACGCCCTAAATGCTTGTCTCGCTCCTGCCGGGAGATGCGCTCCAGTTCGTCTAACTGACGGACGATTGAGCGGTCGGCCTGAACGTAGGATGGCTCTGACTTCTTTTCGACTATGAGATCGTAGACGCCTTGGCGGAGGGCGGTGGCCATTACTTTTTACCTAAAAGGGACATCACGTCTATTTTACTTGGAACCAAGTAGGGATTAGATTGGGGATATTTTCGGTTGTGGGCTGTATCCGCATACGCATCCGCCTGTTGGTATGTAGCAAACATCCCCATGTGCTCCCCTGTTCGCAGATAGTGCTGCCACGCCCTTTGCTTCATGGCTTGTTCTTCGGCGCTGCCCTCTGGAGGCTTTTTTCCGTCCGGGGTGAGAAATTTGCCGTTCACAACTGTAGGCACTAAAATTTCCCTCCCCTTGTCGTCTCGAAAAGAAACAGAGAATTCCGAACTGTGACTCCCGTCCGCATTATTCACAACTGGCCTGCGATTCAAATCTATAGTTCCAGGAGTGACCATTCCACTTGGAAGCGTTGCCGATGGGGCTCGCGGAGTTCCCTGAATGGCTGTAATAGCTGCCATCATATCTGGCATCACCGCTCACCCGACTTCGCTTTCTTCTCCGGCTCAGATAGCCACTTGGCTAAGGCATCCCCAGGCAGTTCTTCTGACCCGCCTTCGGCCTTGCGGAACTGTTCGATGTCGATCATCATCCCCACCCAGTCCTTCGAGGAAATCATGCCTGTGGAAATCAGGATGCTGCCCCCGGTTGCCACCTTGTCCTCAAGTAGCGCCCATGCCGCCGAACGTCCGCGCTTTCTGAGCTTTACGAATTCCGACCCAATATCTCGGATAAGTCGCTCTGCCTCGGATCGCTCTCTTGCCGTGCCATTCTTTCCGTTTGAGCCTTCACTCTCGCTTTCCGCACCGCTATCTCCATCTGGCGCAACGCTTCTTCGCTCAATGGGGGCCGGGACTGGGAGGACGGACTCGATGTGGGCTGGGAGATCGGCGGCGATGTCTTTTGCGTAAGGCATTCAGGCTCGACAGGATACACAGCGCTATGCTTTGAGCCGAATCGTAGCACAAGTTCGTCTTTTTCCGAATCAATATCCTCGCACAACAGTTGCCGGGAGTTTTCTTCTTCGATGTTTCGGATTACGGAACGGCGGATTCTCAGCTCTCCGCCGCGCTCCTGGCACATGGCAGCTAGAAGGCGGGTGAGGTAGCGGACCACGGATGGTGGGGTGGTATCAATCGGTGGCATTGGGTTCCTTTAGCAGAGCGCGGAGTGCGGCACAACGTTCATGGATGGAGCATGGATCGTTGTTGAGGCACTCGCAGTTGCAGAAGTCTTTCTCGATGCCGTCAATGATGGCCAAAGGATGCCCCGTCACCCCGAATGCCCGCACCATCTCGTACAATTTCTTCTGGGTCAAGCCTTCCAACTGTGCAGCGTGCAGCACCGTGAAGGCTTCCTCTACCGTCTGGTCCCCGGTGGGAAACACTGCGAAGATTCGCACGTCCCTTGGCGCTCTGGCGAAGTGCATGTTTTGTGGATCAATGAATGCGCGGGCATCGACTACCAGCGCATCCCCAGGTTCGAGATGGAGTTTCGCTACTGCGGAATCTATCTGCTTCTGTTTCATATTTCTCCTAGCACTGACCTGCACCGCTTTGGTTCTGGCCGCATGATCATTTTCAAATCTGCCTTGAGTGCATTCTGCAAGTTCTGCTGCGGAGTCAACGCCTGCACCGCCGCATGGTTCGTCTTGTCCTTGTCCAGATAGTTCGCTTTGGTGTGGATGATGTTTGGCGGAGGGTATTGG